ACGAATTCTTTCTTCACTAGCATTACGCCGTCCAAATGCAACCACTGGTTTTGCAACAGGTACAATAACTTCACTCATATTTTTCCTTTAAGTTGGGGCTAACAGTAGCAACACTCTGTGTTGGGAATTAGGTAGCCATTGACGGTGGGTTGTTGTTGAGTATTGGTCAGCCCACCACTGATCCCAATATTTATATTATATCTTATTTCTTAGAAGCTAAACCTTTTTTAGTAGGTTTTGCTTTTGCAGGACGTTTCTTTACCATGCCGCCTTTAGCCATATTACCGAAAGAGTCAGCCTCACCGTATCCGCCGGAGCCATCATCCATGCTAAAGCCGCCGGGGTTTTCACCAGCGTCACCTGTCTGTCTAGCACTATTTTGAGCAGCAGCGCCATCACCAGCGCCACTTGTCTGTCTAGCATTATTTTGAGCAGCAGCGCCATCACCAGCACCACTTGTCTGTCTAGCATTATTTTGAGCAGCAGCACCATCACCAGCACCACTTGATGCCGAACGCCCCGTGGGATCAGACGCATCAGGATTAACTTCGCTGGCATCTACATCAAGGCCTTTAGCACTTTCAGTACCAACAACCGAGGCAATCTCTCCCTTGCTATTATAGGTAACAATCGCATTCGGGTTTGAAGAGTCTATACCTTTAAGTGCGTTATTAAAATTTTCTTTTTGTGCTTTAGCGTATGGCGTTTCAGGGATAAGAGCAAACTTTGATTGTGCATAGGTTGCTACTTTTGCAGCTGCCTTAGCTGCTGTTGGGTTTTGTGCGTAGAATTCAGCCATCTTACCATAATCAGCTTCTGGCGTTGCTTGCGTTTCTCCGCTTCCGTCTACGTCTGTAATAGATGTAGCAGCTTCTTTTTCATCAGCGGCTTTACCAACAAGTTTTTCTACAGGTTCTTTTGTTTCTTTAAAACCTTCAGGAATAGATGTAGAAGGTTTACCATTTAAGTATGTAATAAACATAACCCTGCCATCAGGGTGTTTAAAATATCTTACATCTACAACAGGATTCTTAGTCCAATCCATCTTAGTAGCATCAGCTTCTGTAACAATACCCCCAAGAGCAAACCCTTCTGGCATTGCGTCATCACCTTCTTCTGCCATGATGTCATCAATCTCTGCTTCAAAATCTTCATCACCTTGTTCGCTAAATGTTTGGTCAGGATTTGCAACTTCATCAGCATTCCCCATCTGGCCCATTTCGTTCATACGTTGTAGACCCTGCTTTGCTTTATCCCGCATAGCCATCAGCTTCTCTAGGCCAATGTAACGAACAACATCAGCAGGCACAACAAACTCGCCTTCGCTAAGCTGTGCTGGAATATCATCAGCAACTTCTTCTCGTAAAGAACCCGGAGGAACTTCTACACCGTTGACGCTTTCGCCACTGTCATCCATCATGCCGCCTTCGGCGAATAGTTTATTCATTTGTTCCACGTTGCCACCCTTTGCATATTTCTCTGGAGCATTAGCGCCCCCTGCATCTGATTTTCTAATAGCATCATCTACAGCTTCTTTAATAGACTCAAAAGATCTATACTCGTTATTAGTATTTAAAGCATTCTCAATTGCTTCATCTTCGGATACAATCTGACCGTTCCAAAGTGAAGGAATGTTTGTGGGCTTACCTTTGTTTAAGCGGGGGTCTGTAACAGTGATACTAACCTCACTCATATCTTCACCTGAATCACTCTTAACAGTAGGAAGACCGTCGTGTGTCTTTAAATTATTTTGATCCATTAACCTCATCCCTTAATTGCTTCAGCTTCTTAAGAGCCATCACTGCGCCTTGTGCCCTGTGTATTTCTACAGTTTCGTTAGCCTGCTCTAAAGACTTTTGCTGAATACTAATATAGTAATCAACCATATCTTCAAAGGCTTGCCACTGAGTAGGTGCCGAAGCCAGAGGCTTTAAAGCACTTAGCCACTTCTTCTCTGTCATTGCATCTGGCCTTGTGGACCCGCTGGTGCAGCAGGAGGTGCTGCCTGTGGTGCATTACCACTGAAGCCTTGCTCACCCGGAGCAGGTGCTGTACCCACGCCCATGTTGCCGCCACCACCACCAGAGGTGTCAGATACTGGAGGAGGACCACCAGCACCAGCAGCAGCTGGCTCAGGGGCTGGTTGCATCTTCTGCAGAATCAACGCCTGTCTAGCTGCTTCGTCCATGTTGTTAGCCACCAAGTCAGGATCAAGATCCATGCTCTTAGCAATCTCACGCACGATGTAAGGCAGCTTAGCGAAAGGAGCCAGCGCAGGGTTCTGAATAACTTGTAAGAATTGCAGCAGACGCTGTGAGCGCACTTCATTCTGCATCAAGCTCTCAGTACCACGGGCCTTGACTTCTAAGTCGCCAGCAGCTTCTGGGTCATAATCAAACTGCATGTTAAAGGCAAAGAAAGCCTCTCCCATTGGGCGCAGTAGATAATCATCCACGTTCTTAATCACAGTCTTGATACCGCCGCTTGCAGCATTCATCAGCATAGAGATGCCAGAGGCTGTGCGTCCAACACCAGCTACGCCAGTTTGACCGTGTGAGAATGAAGGAAGACCTGTAGACTCATCAGCAAGCTGCCGTGCTTTGTCAAACATCTGCAGGTTTTCTTGCGAGACGTTGGGGAACTTAGTGCCGAAGATAGCCTGACCCGGCGCACCGCCTTGGCGACGGAACACTTTACCGGGGTGGATGGTTAAGTCTTGTCCGGGAACAAGGTTGGTTTCATCAACCTCAAATACAAGGTTGCCCGACAGGACCGCATTATCCACCGACAGACGCATAAACCCATTCATAAGAGTTTGGGTATCATCCATGTTCTCGGCGATACCGACACCAAAAAAGGAGTAGGGGTTTAGTTCATATGGAACAGCATAATACGGAATCCTGACGGGCTTAAACGGATTTAAAACAAGACGGATAATCTTACCACCAGTAAACCAGATGTTAGCCTGCAGCTCTGGCATGTCAGCTAGTTCTTTTGGAATTGTGATGTCATTCTTTTCTAAAAGTTCAGCGTCAACAACACCCCAATATTCCAACACTTCAAAACGCTCAATACCTGTTTCTGTTTGATAATCACTTAAATTATCTTCCCAATACTTCTTACTGTAGTCAGGACCATTTTCAACAACCATGTCAATGACGTTGCTGCGAAACATAGGACGCTTCTTCAGTCCACGTAGTTGTGAACTGCTCATCTTATGCCGTTCAATGAAATACTGCATCTCATCAGCGTTGCTAGCGTCGGGGTCTGGGTAGGCGTTCCACACACTTACATGAGAAGTTTGTGGCATTGTCTTGATGGTGGGGTTGTAGTTACCTTCACTGTCCCAGTTAGCATATTCTTTATCAACAGCAAAAGGACCCTTCATGATCCCAGTACCAAATAGCGCCATCTCAAAAGCAGCAGATCGTAGTTGCTTGTTGGCGTTGCTCTCGTCAAGCTGGTCCATGATCTTCTTCTGCATCTTTTTCGCAGCAACCATTGCTGGGTGAAAGGTGACTGAAGTTGGTGTTGCGCCGGCACCTTCTTTAACGTCTAGCTCAGCAAGCTTCTCTTTCAAAGGACCAAGCATATCAGCTAATGTATTAGCAGTGGCCCCTTTAGGAAAGTCTTTACCATCACCTTTAAAACCAAACAATGAAGATTGTTCTTCTGGCATATCTGCCATCTTAGGGTCAGCCTCAACGTGTACGCTTTCAGCAACACCCTCTGGCAGTATGGTGGGTTCAATAGAAAGAGGGAATGTATTATTAGCAAACAATACATCAGTGATCTGACCATACGCAGCTAGAGTCTTAGTCTTTGTAACTTTAATAAAGACACGACTCTTCTCTGCCTCAGTAAACTGCACATCTGGTCCGTAGATGCCACGATAGTTTCGGTATGCACGAAGCCAACGCTCTTCATCAAAGCGACGAGCATCTTCAGCACGGTCAAAGCGTTCTTCTAAGAAAGAAATTAAACCACCCGCCTGTAAGGCATCTTCGTAAACATCCTTGCTGTCAGGGAGTCCTACAGCTTTGTCATCCATAATAGGAGTTTCAGATTTTTTCATAATTCAGTTATACCATAAATAATTAATAACCAAAAGTTTTATCCGTTGGTTGATACACACGCTGTGATTGTGCGTTATAGTCAAATATACTTGCGCTACGTGGACGAGACATCAAACCATAACGCAAAGCATCGTAGGTGTGGTCATTCTTAACCTTAGTGTCTACGTCTTCTACGTTTGTTTTATCAATTGGTAGCGAAGGCAAGTCAGCAATAAGCTGAGTGCAGCTGCTAAAGATTGTCATGCGGGGTGCTTCGGTGAATGGATCAATCTGCAAGCGACGATGCACCTCGTTCTTACCAGCCACACGGCTACCAGCGCTACGATCAGAAGGACGCCAACGGCACCCCTTCATAATCATACGTTCAGCAATAGAAGGACCAGTGTCGCCCCGCTTATGCCAGCAGCTACTATCCAACACACCGTAACGAATCGGTTCATTGTCTTCCATTTCTAGTACCATATTGGCTAAATCTTCTGCTAATACCTTAGTGACGTAAAGTTCACGGTATACAACGATGGACTCATCAGGGGCAACAGCAAACCAAATAACAGCGGAGAAACTTCCATAACCATAGTCACAAGCCCTAAAACGTACCCAATCTCTTGGGATTGCATAGGGTTCTACAACGTGTATCGCCCTGTTAAACTCAGAAAATGCTGCACCTTCTGCAACATCCCAGTTACCATCAAGCAATTGCTTGCGCTGATGCTCTGGCAATGACAGCAACATCGTCTCATAGTCGCCCGTCTGTGCCAGATGTGGGTTGTCCACCAGTTTTGCTGGTATAAACCTACGTTTAAATAGGGGGTCTCCCTCTTTGCTGTGTCCTTTAGGGTAGGTCATTACCTCCCCTGTCTCTGTATCCGTGGCCCAGAAGGACTTACCTGCCGGCGAAGGGTCAATAAAGGTCTTCTTAACCCACGAATGCCCCTTGTTACCGGGGTTTGTTGACGCTCTCATGTACACAGGCAGGTCTGGTGCCGTGCTACGCAAGCGTGAACGCATGTAATTCCACGCAAAAGGC